CTTTTCGAATGAGATGTGAGACCGGGTAAGCCTACCCACCAGATTAGCCGTGACAACATGAAAGACAGGGAAATATCCCTTCAATCGCAATTTCCTACTTTTAAAGGACGTTGTTGTCACCACATAATCGTGGGTTTGGTAATCGAGGTCTCTCTCACGGATAGAATGCATTCCCAAGGAGGTGGTAGGAAGTACCACGGGAATGGGTGGATCAGTCTACAACTGCCACCACTCTGCGCGCCGGAAGATTAGCCATACAAAACTAATCGTGCATTATTTGTGTATCCGGAATTTGAGTAGTTGATCGCGCCAGCTCCGTACCCGATTCGAAATCGGTAACCCATGCCATTCCTTCTTCTATATAGATCCACTTACAAGGACCGCTACAGTAAGGACAGTCAGGCACAAGCCTAGACGGGGGTAAAGGTGATGTTGGCTCCATTAATAGGAACAGTGAGAACTCCAGCTGCCCCGGTGAGAGTAATACTAACCGCAACCGTGGTTGCGCCTGTGCAAACAATAACTGTTTGCATGGAGATGTTAGGCTCAGCACCTGCGACACCTGCGACCCGAAAAGCCGATAGTGATGGTGGAACTGTGGGAGCCCCGTTGAGCACAATTTGTGCTGTTCCGGAGAAAGTCTCCAACACAGTGTCGACAAAACTAACGACGAGGGAGACATAATAGCTCCCGGCCGGCGGTGTACTGACACCAACGGTGAACGTGCCCACTCCAAGGGGGTCAAACACGATAGTCTGTAATAGTAGGGCAGAGGCAACAGTCGTTGCGAATGTCTGGGCTGCATTATTCGTATAAAAACTTATAGATGCGGGCCCTGCGATAGCTATTGCAGTTTGTGGAGTAAAGAACTCCACATCGTAGTCAACCCATAACTTACCCCAGGCATTAGCAGCCGTACCAATAGTTGCAATAAACATATTGGCACAGTCATAAGTCTTAATGTCTGCGGAAGCAGGAAGGAGGCCGTTACCGCGGACGAACTTTCGTGAACCCATGCTAAACATAGCACTGGGTTTAAGATTGTTCCGCTGGTTACGCCAAGGTGAGTCTTCAGTAGCGCCATCATAGGTCGTTAGCTGAAGCTCAGTAGTTGGAGTAGCGTCGGCGGCATCATAATCTGGACTCATTAGAACAGAGCCAGATTCGGTGGAACCACAACGAGTGATATATTCGAACGCTAAGCGATGGAATCTATAACTCTCCCATTGGACAGCCTGAGGGGCCAGCCAAGGGAAGGTTAACGTTTGCCCTGGATTCACGATGAACTTACTTACCGTGAAGGCAACCGTACCTGTTATTTGACCAAGAAACTCTCGATGAGTTATCCTAGTCCCACCTGCAGTCTTATTAATCTTAGCCGGACCCAAATGTTGGGCGGTAGAGTAAGCTGCAGCCAGACCGACGGTCCCTGAAGCCTTCCTTGAAGCTGCCATACTAGATGGTCCCGCTTGGGAAGTACCTTTACGCACGCCCACGGCCAACTTTGGTTGCCGAGGCCCAGGGGGTTTAACCCCCTGCAGTGATGTTGTTTGACGTTTCATGGGATACCTGACGTCAGGCAGGGACTGTACATCTCACAGAGAAAGGTTTTAAAGGATATGCATTGAGCATCCCCTAACCTCACCGTGCAGTCTCTCGGCATTTATACTGAGTGATCCACATCCCCACAAGTCCATCATTTTGTCCCCCTGTTCACCCCAAAACACTTGTAATGGGTTACCAGAGGTAGCAGCGGCTTATTCGTTTCAAAACCTTACGGAATTGAAGTATATTCTCGAAGTATATCCGATCGCATAAAATATAATTCGCGATCGACTTCGAGAAAGAATTATAAGTGAAACTGCATGAGCTTACGGGTTGAGTGAATTTCAAGTAACTTAGCACGGAATTATTAAGCCGAATGGCACCGTTTTGGCGAGTTAACTATGAGACCCCATAGACCTTTTAACGACTTATCCAGGTCGGAGACAGGTTTAAATAGGACGGTTCGTGTCAAATCCGGCCGGTGGGCCATGATGGGCAAGGCTTTATGACGATATAGGAAAATTCCCACGACCTTAAAGCATTGACCACCATGACCCAACGGTCCTGGAGTAACTCCCCACCTAAGTACTATGAAGGCATAGTCCAGTCAAACAACACAAGGAATCGAGTTTCCTTGAGACTTATACATGCCAGTGCTCTACCAAAACTTTCAAACCATCATGAAATAGACGGTGATAGTATTGGGAGCTTCGTACCCCATTAACCTTCGTGAAACCCGAGATGGCATCATAACGACTAAACCGTAAGGGCTTTAAAACCTCCCAAGAGGACAAGGTTTTAGCCGGTTTATAATCGGATCCAGGAACTCGGTACCAAGGTTTTTCAACAAACTTCTCCACTTGGACCACTTCATGGCCATTAAGAGGATAACCTCCAATCTGGAAGTTAGAACCGGTGCGATATAACTCGATTAAGAGATTAAATGCCCGGAGTTTGTCGACAGTAGTCACACGGAATTGGAACCCCCGAGGGGGAACAACTCCACAACCACCGACCGATAGGGGAAGAAAAAGATTTCGAAAGGAAATAAGTTTCTTAACCCCATATTTGTTAAAAACATAACGGTCAGTAGGTGCAAAGTTATCAATGACTAAAGTTTCTCCCCTGATTCTCTGAATATTATCAGAGTCACGAAGAAACCAGTCGAGAAGTAACCTTCCTTTCCCAGGTAAGGAACCCTCGAGTAGTTTGTTAATATTTGTTGCTATGTTGCCGGACTCATCCATATGGTGAGAACTGGCGTAGATCGCGATTGGAGATTCCATATCGCGGTCGTCGTTTTCCATCTTACCTTGAATCTTATGTTGCCCCATAAATAGGCCAACATTCAAGAAATCAATTTGCCAGGGTGTAACCTTATGGTTAAACTTCTTTTTGGCGGCAAGATTATAATGTCCAGAGATGGAATTTATGTTAAAATAAGTAGGATGCAAATATGCTTTACCTACAGACATAACTAAACCAACTCCCTTTCCCAATGTTATATGCGACTGCCAAAGGGCAGGGTCAGAGGCATACAGCATATCGTCACCATTGACAAGTACATGACTTAATCTCTGGTACGGCTTCCATGATTCTTGAACTCGCTGGGTGTTTAATAAATAAACACCGAGGTTAGCGAGACAGAGAATTGGAAAGGAAAGGATCGAACCCATGAGTTGCCCATTGGTTTGGGTGCCTCGATACTCGATGCAAGGTCCTCCATCTACAGGGTAGTGGAGCCTATGAGGTCCTAACACAGAAAGTGCCTGGGCCCTAGTTTCTTCATCAAGATCACTGGTCACATACTCAAGAATCTTCTTAGAGTACCGCCAAGAGAGGTAGTCCGTAGAGGCCTTATAATCAATGGAGAACCATTGATCACTAGGTTTAGCTTTACGGGCCAAGTCCATGATATCGGTCGGGGAAAACGGCCTACCGATTAACCTGAAACAGGCCATCCTTCTCATTGTTGAGTGGAGAGCGATCTGTAGAGGCTTCATCGTGTAGTACGGGAGCGCGTTACCTTTGCTAATAACTCGAACCTTCATAGGCTCAAGTACAGCTTGGATAGTGCAAGACAGCGGTTCATCGGTGTTAAACTTCTGCCTCAACCCACTATTATAGTCAGGTTTAAGAGGATCCCTATACGCGAACCAATAGTCCGTGTTAAGAGCGTCATAAGCTTTATCAAGATCGATATTCCTTAATGACCAGAATTCAGAACCATACGCCTGACGGAATTCCACAAGGGGATTCGTAAGGATACCACGGCGTGAGAAGCAGTAGGGGCGAAACTCCATTTTCGAGAGTTCCTCACCTGGTGGCCACGACAAACTAGGCTGATCCTTTACTTCATAGTAAAGGTCCTTCGGATGTAGACCACACTCCTTCATCAACGCACCATATTGACCCCCTGCAGACCTTACAGCCTCAAAAGAGCTGTTAGTAGAGGGCAAATGGGCAAATCCTTTCTTATACCTTTTAGCTGTGCCTTTTTTCACACAATCTAGAACGGACAAGAAAGTCGCATCCCCAAAAATCTGATCGATAATCTCCTCAAGCCCTGGATCAGGCGAGGTTAGGGTTGCAAGATGCTCATTATATACAGTTTCGACGAATTCGTCGGAGCAGGCAATTGTTGCCCGCTTGGCTTGATACCAACTGTACCATAAATGGGTATTAGTACGGTTAAAAGCGCGGAGGCGCTTTGTTAACCAGCGAAGAAGATTTCCGCGGAAAGGACTTAAAGGAAGTCCATCTACGGAAGGGGGGGGCTCGTTTCTTAGATACTGAGCAAGGGGATAGGCTAGAATGTACTTAACGTACTTCATCCATAATATCTCCTCAGTTATTACACTAAGAATCGTGGCAAGTTGGGCTTTAAGCTCGACTCTGATTTGTTGAGGCGCACCATGGTGTGCCATAACAAGATCAAGGCCAATAGCCAAGGCTTCAGTCCGGTCACTGATTGAGGCGTCACAAGGTAGTTTTCGGAGGAGTACAGTTTCAGCTGTACTTCTCGCGAATCCTGCTTTAGGACGTTTCTCAGTGCCAACTTTCACTGAAGTAAAAGTCGGTAGCTGCCCCCGCACGTGCGGAGGGGTTGTCGTCTTTAGACATCTAGCGTTTGTGATGACAGAGTCAATATGGTTCGCCATGTAGATGATGTCAGAAAGACAATCGGTAATGCTGTTTTGGTTCCGCAAGGGATCGGGACA